TAATAACGGTCTTATACCGCGCCTGCGTGACATGCTCGTAAGACGGGATCGGGGTTGTCGGGTATTTAGCCATTATTTCGCCGTCCTCATAATGGTGCGCCGGATGCTCTGATTGCCCTGTAATGCCCGCTCGACGGGGTCCGTAATGGCGGCAGGGTTGCGTCTGCACATATCGTAGAAGCTCTGCGCGTCCGCTGCCGATATGTTGATGTTGATTACGCTCCCCCCGCCCGCTGCCTGTATTCCCAAATCGCCGCTTGCCGTCCTCTTGAGGGGCATAACCGCTTCGGGGCCAGCCTCGCCCATGAGCCCCATACCGTTAGCCATAGGAAACACGGTAGGCCGATGGACGATACCGCCAGCCGCGTAAGGGATAAGCCCGCCCTTGGCAAAGAACATCCCCGAACTGCCACCGAACATGCTGAACAGGTCGCCACCACCACCTCCACCGAACAGGCCCGACAGCAACCCCCCGAATCCCCCCCCGAATCCCCCGCCCCCACCTTGCAGTGCTGCACTGAGGCTCTTCGCCATCGGTTCAAGCACGGCAATCTTGAAAAGCAGGGTATTCAGTTGGATGAGCGCCGACCGAACGAAATCCTTGAACCGGAATTGCCCCGTATCGCAAAACTCGGCAAAGGCGTACTCCATCGTCCTGAACACGCCCACGGTGTAATCTTCCATGAGCTTGCCGTAACTCTCGTATTCCCGTTGCAAATCACTCAGGGCTTTCGTTGCACCAGCGAGGGGGTCTTTTCTCAGGATTTCCTCGATCCGCACCCGCTCCTTTTGGATCTCAAGTAGCTTTTCGGCGCGGTCGAGTTCGTCCATCTCCCTTGCGTCAATAACGTTGTTCCATTTCAGCCGCTCAGCAATCAGATCCCGCTGCACCTGCACCCTGCGCTCGTGATTCGCCAACGTGGCAGCCAGATAATCTTCCTCTGACAGGCTGACCAGGCGTTCGATGTCGAGCATTTTCTGGTCTGCGTCGATGATGAAATTCTTTTGATCGGCAACGGCCTTCAGGCCAGCGGCAATGCCGTCATAAAATTTGGCTTCCTCCTTGATAAGCCTCAAATAGGCCTCTTCCGTATCGACGTACCTGTCCTCGGCTCTCTTTGTTTCTTTCCCCTCAACCTTCGGCTTGACGCCGGGCTTGCCATACATGAGCGGATGATTCCATGTCGCGCCCCCGGTCATCTTCTCAAGCTGGGATGGCGTCATCCCCGCGATGGATGCGGCTGCTTGCTCCGGCGAAACAAAGACATCCCCAAGGGCATTGAACATCTCATAGCCCTTCAGCCCCTCACCCTTGCGGATGGCGTTCAGGAGGGACAAGAATTTCGTCAGCATGGGGAGAACCTTCATGCCGACGGCCTCGGCAAACTCGGCACTCTCAATCCTCAAGAGCCTTAATTGACCCGCGAATGTTTCGGCCTGCGCCTGGGCCTGCGGCCCCAGGGCGTCGTTTAATTGCTTCAATACATCCGTCCCGCGCATGCCCTCCTGAAGAAGTTCCTGCATCTCGGGGACAACTTTCTTGATGGCCCGCTGCTGGCCCCAATATGCCTGCACGACCATTTGCATTGCGGGCTCGAGTTCGAGCCCGTATGCCCGCGCAAGGTTTGTCGCCGTTTCGGTCGCAAGCTTGAGGTCTTCCGTGCCGATTCCAGCCGTCAACATGCGGGACGCGCCGCGCATGATCTCTTCGTCGGTGAATCCCGTGGCAGCCTGCATCTCCTTTGCCATGCGCTGAATGGCTGCGCTGACAAGATTGATGTCACCGACGCGCTTCGCCCCAAGGGTCGCCAGGGACGTATTGAGCTGCGTGATGGCCTGCTCCGCCGCCGATGCCTCCTGCACGGCCTTGTGCAAAAAACCCGTCACGCCCGCAAAGGCGGCGGTCCAGCCTATGCCCTTCAGCATCGTGGAAAATCCGCGATCGACGCGGCGCTGGAAATTATCCAGAATGGTCGTCGCCTTTTGCACGTCGCCCTGCAAGCGGGCAACGTCCATGCCGAGCTGCACATAGAGATTTGCAACGGGATCAACCGCCATCAGAGCCGTTCCTTGAATTGCATGAATCCAGCCTTGATCTTATCCGCTACCGTCTCCGCGTCTTCACCCTTCAAGCGTTTGTTCTCGATCTCGAAATAGGCCCGCCATTCGCTGAGTTCGACCGAATCCGTCCGCTCGAGCAATTCGCGCACCGTCATTCCCAGTTCTCTTGCGAGGGCGAAGTAAAAGTACCTCGACCCCCGCTGTTTCAGTTTTTTGCCAGCATCTCCACCGAATCGTTGGAAATGGCGTTCAGCTTTTGCGCCGCGACATAAATTCTCTCAAGGGCATGGGCGGACTTCTCGCCAAGGGCCTTTATCTCACCGTCCGCGAACAGTCGCTTGCCGTGTTCGTTCACCAGCACCCTGGCGAGAAGTTTCGCCCGCATGTCCTCTCTGTTCAGTTTCACTTCCGTTCCTCGGAGTTCGTAAAGTGACGCCTCATAAGCATCACGCTCACTGCCGGTCATGCACTTGATCCGCACCTTGCCGCCCCACTCGGGGACATCGATGTCCTCGTACTTCATGTCCTTTGCAGCAAGGATTTCCTCTTTTGTCAGATACATTTGCGCCCTCCAGGCTCATCAAATTACAGTGGCATAGGTGCAAGCGCCGTTGATCTCCAGCGTGATTGCACCCTTGACGACCTGATCCACAGCACCGGAAATGCTGAATCCGCTGACATAGGCGTCGAAAATGATCTTCGTCCGCGCCGCCTCGGTCGTGTTGTCATTCAACTGAATGACGCCCTTCCGCATAGTGCGGGTGGCGCGACAGGACCTCAGGTAGTCCTGCGCCGTTGTCCCCGGTAGGAAATTGACATCGAGGGTCACTTGCCCTTCATCCCTCAACCCGATCAGCTTTTCGCGTGCCGTGCTGCCCAAGTGGGAAACGTCAATGACGTTGGCGCTCCCCGTAGGGCCGTTGAAACCAACCACTTCCGCGACGGCATGGGAAGTCGATGTGGAGGCCGCCGTGGTCGTACTCCAGTAGAAAATCGCGCCTTGTGACTCAATCGCCATGACCGTCACCTCCTATGCGACCGTTGAGTAGGTCACGGCTCCGCTGATCTCAATGGTGATGCTGGCTTTGACAACCTGATCTACCGCTCCCGTGATGGAGAAGCCGCTTACATACCCGTGGCCGTTGAGCATAGTGATGGCCGTATCGTTGAGCTTGATGGCCCAGTTCCCCTGCGTCCTGGCGGCGCGGCACTCGCGCAGTTTCGTCTGGCCCGTATTGGACGGCGAGAGGTTGCAGTCGAGGGTGATTTGACCTTCGTCTCTCAACCCGATCAACTTCTCTCGCGCCGTGCTTCCCAGGTGGGAAACGTCGATGACGTTTGCGCCGCCGGTGGGGCCATTGAAACCAATCACCTCCCCGATACTGATAACCGTGCTCAAGGAAGTTGTCGTGCTCCAGTAAAAAATGGAGCCCTGAGTTTCAATCGCCATTGGCTAGTTACCTCCTATGTGTCCTTGTGCCAGACACTCCACTCTTGCGTTAACCGATAGAAACCGAGTTCCCATTCCAGCGCGTCCAGGTCGTTGACCAGGATCGCCTCAAACGACGTTGCGGAACCCATAACGTTTGCGACGCGGGTGCTTAGGTCTTTCGCACCCGCATAGCTTGTCGCCCAGCAATCAAACTGTATCGTAGGGTTCTCGAGATGAGAGTACCCGTCCAAGGCATTGACCCGGTGGCCGCTGATCCTCGAATAGACAAGCGCGGGGAGGGCGTCCGAGCCTTGAGGGACGGCCATCGGGTATATGCGTGTCGAGGTGACGGACGTGATGACCGTTGACCCCGACAGTAAGGAATAGATCTTCGACTCAACCGGCATTGGTCTTCCTCATGCGCCACTCAATGAGCCTGCCGAGTTCCTTTTGAATGGCATCGAGTACGCGTCCCGTACTCATAACGAGCGCGGGTTCAATAAACGGACGGCCCGGAACCTTTGCCCGCCCCCTCTGCATTCTTGCCCTGGCCTCTCTCGCCGTCAGGCCGTATGCCCTTCTGACACCCTTCGTTCTGCCCGTTGGTATCCAACCCTTTTCAATGAATAGTCCGTAATAGCCCGTTTTCAGCCTTGGCTTGACGTTCGCGACAATCTCGGCACCCTTGGACGGTCTTCCCTTGGCAATGACGATGCTGTCACGGAGCTGCCCTATGCGCTTTCTGTTTCTGGCCGTCGTCCCGTATGGGTAACGATAGAAAGCCTTGCCGACCGGAGCCCGCCTGCGGGCCTCGTCCCTGACAAGCCTCGCGCCTTTATTCAACGCCCGTTGGCCGATTGTGCGCTGAATCTCAAGAGGCAGGAGCTTCAACTTCTCATCAAGCTCCCTCAGCCCCTTTTGTTCAATCGTCATGTCGATCATGTAGACCGCCTCGATGCAAGTATGCGAAGCTCCGTGCGTCTGTCACCCGTGTCAATAATGGAATGAATGTTGTATTCTTTACCGTCGTAGACAACCATCATGCTCGGCGTGATGCCCGTCGTGTAGCGAATAAGGAATTCCGTATCTATTGGGGAAGATACCTGATCGGCCTGCCACATCTCGCGCATTGACAGGGGGCGAACTCTAGCCCATGCGTCATTGAGAAACGTGCTCCATGTAGGAACCTGCCCGCCATAAGAATCGGACGTTGACGTGCTCTTGCGGATACTGATTTTCCTGTTGAGCTGGCCTGCCCTCATATCTTAATCACCGTGTACGCATCCAGAAGCCCGTCCACAAACGTCCTCGGAAGCTTAAGCATCGTCTGCGCCCCAGACTCCACGGACAGGCTTTCCCGGTTGTTATACATGGCCCCCACGCGAAGACGGACCCACGCCTTGACCCCGTATGGAGTCGTGGCCGTAGACGCCCCGCTTAACGCGTAACCGCACTTGTAGCGAACTCTGACGGCGTTCATTACGTCGTAGGTTTCCGGCCAGTCGTTGTCGTAGGACGGCACTACCCAGGCGGGCTCCGAATCCCCGTCGATGGAGTAGGCAGTCGCGGACAGCGTAGCCGTCGCCCCGCTTGAGTCGATGTAGCTGATGCTCAAGTCCGTCGAGTTGGACGAAAGCGGCGGGCGCGGTATCTCAATCCCGCCTTCGGGAAACGCGTCCATGACGAGTTCCCATGTCTGCGGCATCATGGCCCGTTTCGTCTTGTTTTCGGCCTCATTCTGCGCGGCCATCAGCATGGAGTTGAGAAGCAAATCTTCCGACGTGTCGGACGTGGAGAGCCGCAGGTGCGTCTTGATTTCGTCAAGCGTCACACAAGGGCCGGTTGCCTCTGTAATCAGCACAAGCGCCATTATCTCGACCTCCACACGTCGCCTGCGCGGCGATAGGTGTTGACGTACACTTTCGATTGCCGGTATTTGTCGCGCACGGGCTTTGTTTTCGTAATCTTCCCGCGTGTCTTCGTATGTACTTCAAGCGTTATCCCGTCGGCGGCATTCGCGTTATAGGTGTCTTCGGGCGTGACCCTGGTCGAGAAGTCAATCCCGTCGGCGTACTGTTCCTGCGCCCCGTCGCTAATCGTGATATTG